GCGACCTGGATCAGCGCCACCGGCTCCTATGGCTACGCCGGCGTGTGGATGCAGTCAGGCGCGGCCGCTGCCTCCGCAGTAGGAATGTGGGGAGCCGTCGCTGATGGCCAGTCGTCCGCCATCATCCTGGCCGGATCGCCGCAGGCCAACGCCATCGGCAACGGTTTCGGTTTCTGGGAAATCCTCATCGACCCTGGAAATGCGTCAGCGTGCGGAGGCATTCAGTTCCGCACGGCCAACATCCAGGGATCGGGAAGCACGCTTCACTACGCAGCCGGTTCCGGCTTCGCCGGCACCTTCGGGCCGATCACCAACCTCGAAATCTTCTATGCGACCGGCAACATCAACAAGTGTGAGTGGGAACTTTACGGGTATAGCGGATGAGCAACAGACCCATGGTGTGCGTCGATGGCGAGGTGCGTGAAGCCACCGACGAGGAAGTAGCGCGACACGCGAACGATCAAGAGCCAGTCACGGTCGATTACGAGCAAGCGGAACTGGAGCGGTTGCGGGCCCAGCTCCGCAAACTGGGCGTCGCCGTGCCTGACGAGCCACCTAAGTGAAATGGCTCATCGCCCTTCGCTTCATCTTGGTTCACAGCCTGGCAGGGCAAGAGGTGGAGATCAATCCGCGCCAGATCACGCATCTGTCGGTGGCCAGGAAGCACAACGTGCTCACCGAAAGCGGCTGCGTGATCTACTTCACCAACGGGAAATTCTTCGCAACCCGCGAGACATGCAACGAGGTCGTCAGGCTGCTCCGAGGTGAACAATGACTGATCTGATGGAGATTTCAGACCAAGGCATCGAGGTGCTGATCGAGCGCGAAGGCTGCGAGCTTAACGCCTACCAGGACAGCGTGGGCGTCTGGACCATCGGGGTCGGGCACACTGCTGCGGCCGGTGATCCTGAGCCCGTGCCTGGCATGACCATCACCGAGGAAGAAGCCTTCGAGCTTCTGGATCGCGATCTCGACCAGTACGAGGAGTGCGTGAACGAGTGCATCGATATACCGATGACGCAGTTCCAGTTCGACGCCTTCGTCTCGATCTGCTTCAACATCGGCCCTGGCGGTTTTTCCGGCTCGACCTTCGTCAAGAAGTTCAACGCTGGCGACATCGAGGGCGCCGGCGACGCAATCCTCATGTGGAACAAGCCGCCAGAGATCATTCCCCGCCGGCAAGGGGAGTTCGTGCAGTTCTGGGGCGGCTACGTGCCTCGCATCGAGACCCTCGGATCATAGGAGAACCGCCATGCCGTTTCCGCCCAATCTTCCCGGAGGAGCAGGTGCTTCCGGCCCTGGCATCGCGCAACTTCTCGCAGGACTGGCGTCCAATCATGGTGTTCCAACGTCTTTAACGATGCATCCTCCCGTCGGAGGCGGCATGGGTGGCGGAGGTCCGCCGCCGCTACCTCCGATTGCTGGAGGTGGTGGACCGCCGGGAATGATGGGCGGTGGCGGCCCGCCACCTCCGGGCCTTCCACCTCCGGGAGGAGGTGGTGGCCTAGGGGCGCCTCCCGTTCTCGGGCCGCCCGCTGGCATCAGACCCGCCGGCATGGGAGCCGGTCCGCCTCCCATGAGAGGACCGCAGATCGGCAAGGGGCCCAGGAAACCGCCCGGCAAGGGCAAGATGCGGGTGAAATCTTCCCCAGTTCGCACCTCATAGGAGGGTTCGATGGCTTCCAAAAGTTACGCCTGGCAGCAACGGCTGCAAGATGCCGTCGCCGACGAAGGCACCGTGGACGTGCCCACTCCGGGGTTCGAGAACCCGCAGAACTACGACACTTCCAATACTGGCGTGGTGGTCGATGGCACCGTGATGGACGCTGGCAAGGCGAGCTGTGCCTGGGCCGGGGATTTCTCGGAAGTGACGGTGACGAACTCCTCTGGCGCCGACTGGAACGCCGGCCAGACCGTCTACATCACGGTCGCCGGCACGCAGATCGACCCTGGGGATATTCAGGCGAGCTTCAGCGAGCTGGAGCAGCGCGTCACTGACTGCGAGGCACGGATCACGGCGCTGGAAGGCGGCGGTGCTTCAGCGGCGACTTCGGTGGATAAGCACCCCGACAATCACGCAAAGTATGGCAAGTACCGCCCCGAAGACAAGGATCACGACGAAGATCGTTCCCATTCAGGCAAGGACCGCAAGAAACAGAAGTGACCTCTGCATCCGCCACAAAGCTCCTGCTGCGCAAGAAGGCGATCCTTCGAGCGCGTGAAGACCTTGTGGCTTTCGCCATGTTCATGTCGCCTGTGCCTGATGATCGCGACGACGTGACCATCAGCCTCTATCGGCCGGCGAGGCATCACAGGGTTCTGGGGGCTGCGCTGGAGAAGGTGGAGAAAGGCGACTTCAAGCGGCTCCAGATTTCGATGCCTCCGAGGCACGGCAAGACGCGCCTGGCCTCGCACATGTTCGCGGCCTGGTTCATCGGGAGGAACCCCGAGAAATCCATCATCGTCGCGACCTACTCTGAGAAGTTTGCCTGGGATCACGGCCGCGCGGTGCGCGACCTGATCGAGAGTTCGCTTTTCCAGCAGGTCTTCCCCGGCGTTCGACTTAAGGTCGGCTCAGCGTCGGTGGACCGGCTGGAGACCGAAGCCGGTGGCGTCATCTTCTTCCTTGGTCGAGGCTCGGGCGCCACCGGCAGAGGTGCAGACGTGATCCTTTTGGACGACCCTACCAAGGATCGGAAGGAGGCCGACAGCCCAACCATCAGGGAACAGCTTTGGTCTTGGTATACCCAGGTCTTGCAGACGCGCCTGATGACGAAGGCCGGAAGTATCGTCATCATCCAGACGCGCTGGCACGAAGACGATTTGATCGGGCGCCTGACGGACCCACAGAACCCGTGTTACTCCCTGGCTGAAGCTACCAAGTGGCATGTCATCGACATGCCCGCCCTGGCCCGCAAGAATGATGTCATGGGACGCAAGGAGGGTGAGCCTCTCTGGCCCGAACGCTTCGACAAGGATTACCTGGATAGCGTCCGCCAGACGGATGTTCGAGGGTTCCAGGCCCTCTATCAGGGCCGCCCAACCCCCGAGGATGGAAGCTTCTTTAAGGCCGTTCACATGCGCACTTACGCGCGCATGGACCGCATACCACCCAAGGATCGCCTGAGATTTTATTGCGCCAGCGACCATGCGGTCTCTCTCGAACAAGGGCGGGACAAGACTTGTCTCATGGCAGTGGGGATCGACGAGCACGACCAGATGTGGGTGATGCCGGATATCTTCTGGAAGCAGGCCGACACCGCGACCGTGGTCGAGTACATGACCCTGATGATGGAGAAATACCAGCCTTTGTTCTGGTGGGCCGGCAAGGATCATATCTCGAAGAGCATCGGGCCCTTCCTCAGGAAGCGGATGCTGGAGAAGCGGGTGTTCTGCTCCATTGAGGAGCTGCCACCTATCGGGGATAAACAGCAGCGCGCCCAGAGCATCCAGGCACGCATGTCGATGATGAAGGTGATTTTCCCGGTCTTTCCGGCCTGGTGGGCCGAGGCACATGACCAGATGCTGAAATTCCCGCAAGGCTCCCATGACGACTTCGTGGACACCCTTGCGCTCTTTGGGATCGGGCTTCACAAACAACGGGGGCAACGTTCCTTGAAGAAGAAGGTCGAGCCTCCGAAGCACATGACCATGGGCTGGGTGATCGACAGCGCCGCTCGCGAGCGCAAGTCTGAGCGCGAGCATCGCACGGTTGGAGGTTGGTGATGCCCGTCGAGCAGAGCGATCTTCAGCAGCAGATTGAAGCCGCCTTTCTTAGCGGCAAGGCACCGCTGGATTTGCTCGCCCAGCAGGAAGACACGCAGCAGATCAATCGCGACGAACCCGATGTGGACGAGCCCCGCAAGGAGCTGGTCAACAAATGGTCCGACCGCATCAAGAGGGCCAAGAAATACTGGGAGCCGGTCTTCGAGCAAATGCGCAAGGATCAGGACTATGTGACGGGGCTCCAATGGTCCAAGGACACCAAGGATGATCGCTACGTCGCGAACCTGACGCTGCGCATCGTGGCGCAGCGCGTCGCCTTCTTTTATGCGAAAAACCCCAAATTCATCGCCTATCGGCGCAAGCGGATCATGAACACCGTCTGGGATGGAGACCAGAGCACTCTGGTCTCGCTTCAGCAGAGCGCCGCCCAGATGATCCAGCAGCAGTCGATGGGGATGATGGACCCGGCCGCGATGCAGGCCGCCCAGGGTGCCGCGGCGCCCATCCTCCAGGATGCCGCCAAGGTGAAGGAGATGGAGCAGCAGCTCGATAAGATCGCCAAGACCCTGGAGTATCTGTTCCGGCAGAACATCGACCAGCTGCCCCAGGACTTCAAGCAGATGATGAAGATGACGGTCCGCCGTGCCTCAACCACCGGCGTCGGCTACGTCAAGGTCGGCTTCGAGCGGGTGATGCAGAAGAAGCCCGAGATCGAGGCACGCATCGCCGATATCTCCAACAGGCTCGCCACCTTGGAGAGGCTCTCGGCCGACATGGCCGACGAGGAGACAGACCCGAATTCCGCCGAGGCCGAGCAGATGCGCCTGCTCCTGAACGACCTCTCCACGCAGGTGGAGGTGGTGGTTCGGGAGGGCCTGACGATGGACTACCCGACATCGACCAGCATCATCCCCGATCCGAAGACCATGCATTTGAGGGAGTTCCTCGGTGCAGACTGGGTAGCACAGGAATTTATCCTCTCCCCGAACGACGTGAAGGAAATCTACGAGGTCGATGTCGGCAAAAGCTACAGCTCCTATAAGAGCGCCGGCGGCGACGGCACCAGCGTCTCCAATCGGGGCGGCTACACCGTCATCGAAGACAAGGGAGGAGGGGCTAAGAGCGACACCCGGGACGGGAACGACGACCGCTCATGCTGTATCTGGGAACTCTACAATAGAAAGGACGGGATGGTCTACGTCCTTTGCGATGGATACCCGGATTTCCTTCGTGAGCCTGCTGCCCCTGAAGTCTATACTGATCGGTTCTGGCCCTGGTTCGTCCTTACGCTCAATGACGTGGACCATGAGACGAACATCTTCCCCCCTAGCGACGTGAAGCTCATCAGGGACATGCAGAGCGACTACAATCGCGCCCGTCAGGGGCTTCGTGAGCACCGGCGTGCCGCTCGCCCCAAGACCGTCGTCTCCTCTGGTGCGCTCGACCAGGAGGATTTGGACAAGCTTGAGAGCCACCCAGACAATGCGGTCATCGAACTGAACGGGCTCCAGCCGGGCCAGAAGGTCGATGATCTGCTTCAGTCGTTCAGGGGACCGCCCATCGATCCAAATCTCTACGAGACCGAGCAGCTCTTCGGCGACATGATGCGCGTCTCCGGTATTCAAGACGCGAACATCGGAGGCACGAAGGGCGGCATGAACGCCACGCAATCGAACATTGCCGAAGCCTCCAGGGCGACTGCCATGGGGTCCAATATTGATGACATCGACGACATGCTAACAGGGATGGCGCGCTGTGGCTCGCAAATACTCCTCCAGGAGTGCAGCGTAGACACGGCGAAACGTGTCGTGGGTATAGGGGCGGTCTGGCCCGAGATGAGCCGCCAGCAGATCGCGGACGAAGTTTGGGTCAAGATCGAGGCCGGGTCCACGGGCCGCCCAAACCAGGCACAGGAAATCGCGAACGCTGAAAGGCTGTTTCCCATTCTGATGCAAATTCCAGGGATCAAGCCCGAATTCCTGGCGAAAGAGCTGATCAAACGTCTGGACGATAAGCTCGATATCACACAGGCTTTCCAGAGTATGCTGCCGAGCATAATGGCCCTGAATGGAATGGCCTCTCGTGCCGCTGCCGGGGTTCCCATTCCCCCGCCTGGAATGCCCGGTGCCGGCCCGGCGCAAGGGCCTGCGGGTGCCGCTAACGCCCCTCAAGGGCCACCCCCCGGAGCACAGAGACCCGGAGACCAGACCGGGCGTCCACCGCCTCCGGGCGCGGCGGCGCCCCCTGGATTGCACGTCGCCGCAGGGGGACGTGCAGCAGCCTGAGCCTTACGCCCGCAACCCAAAGGAGAACCAATCATGGCCGGCATTCCAGTCACCTTCGTCGGTGAGCTGCACCTGTCTAATCTTGGCGTCGGAGGGGGTCCAATCGTTGGGGGCGGACAGCCAGTGTATCCTTCGCATCCCATCATCATTATTCCGCCGGGCATCTGGCCCTCACCGGGACATCCTTCGCATCCTATCGCTCCGGGCGGATCGCCTCCAGGCATCTGGCCTTCGCCGGGATACCCTTCGCACCCGATCGCGCCGGGCGGACCGCCTCCAGGCATCTGGCCTTCGCCAGGGCATCCTTCGCACCCCATCGCCCCGGGAGGACAGCCCCCGGGCATCTGGCCTTCGCCGGGACATCCTTCGCATCCTATCGCGCCAGGTGGACCGCCTCCCGGCTATTGGGGAGGTTCTCCAGTGCCTGTGCCGACCCCGCCGATCTACTACCCGCCGCCGCAGCAGCCGCCTTCCGGTGAAGGAGGTGGCGACTGGGCCTACTCGCCCATGTACGGCTGGGTCTGGGTGCCTGCGGGCTCAGGCGGCAAGCCACAGCCTCCGGGTCCAGGCGTGCCTGGCGGTGGCGGTGAGCCCACGCATCCGATTGCGCCGGGAGGAAGCCCGGGAGTGCCCACGCATCCGATCGCGCCGGGAGGAGAGCAGCCCTCGCATCCGATTGCGCCGGGAGGACCGGTGCCAGGACAGCCGTCGCCTACGCCGCATAAGAAGTAGCTGAGCCAAGGGGAGCCACGGCGATGCTTGAGAGCCTCATCTACCTCATCGTCTACATCGCCGTTCTCGGCCTCGTGCTGTGGCTCCTCATTTACGTGGTGGAGCAGCTCCCGATGCCGCCACCTTTCGCGCGGGTTGCGAAAATGGTGATCGTGGTCATCGGGTGCATCATCCTGATCTACTTGTTGCTAGGACTTGTAGGTGGGGCCCCTCCACTACGATTGAGATAAAGGTGAAATAATGGACCGAGCCTATGTCGAGAAACTGTTCCAGTGGTCGCACCTATCCCCCGAGCTTCAGGACGTGTCGCGCTCGTTCGCCGAACTCGCGGCCCATATCGTCGAGCACGCTCCCATGAACCCCGAGCGGTCAGTGGCGTTACGCAAGCTCCTGGAGGCCAAGGACGCCGCCGTGCGCGCCCATGTGATTGGCCCCATGCACTGAAGGAGGCACCAATGCCCTCAAAGACGCCCAAGCAGGCACGCACCATGGCTGCTGCCGCGCATGATCCCAAGTTCGCCAAGAAGGTCGGCATTCCCCAAAAGGTGGCGAAGGAGTTCAACAAGGCCGACACAGGCACGAAGCGCCTGTCTTCGGGGATGAAAGGAAAGCGAGGCAAGTGATGGCCAAAAAGGGTCAAAGCGGGGGCAAGATTAAGCGCGGCGGCGGTGGCCGCTGCTGAATTTGCAAGCCTTCGAAATCTGATGCTACACAGCTGACAACAGGCCAAGGCCATGGCCTGGAGGTGCGGACGTTAAATGGCAGACGATGTAAGCTCGTCACCTGCCGACACATCTTCTTCGCATGTTCCCGACGCCGGCGCCCCGCCGGCGTCCGAGGCACGCGAAGGTGCATCTACGACTACGACTACCGACGCGAAAGCCTCCCCGTCAGAGGCGCAGGGCGAAACCAAGGAGACGCTTCTCGAAGCCGTCATGAAGGCCGTCAAACCGGCCGAAGACGATGACGAAAGCGGCTCAGCCGAGACATCGCCGACCTCGGGACGCGCAGATGGTTCCGGACCCGATGCTTCCAGCAAGGAAGACAAGGGGCCCGACCTTTCCAAAGACCCGACGCCCGAGGAGCTTGCCAGCTACAAGGCAGGCACGCGGCAACGCATCGAGCGTCTTCTCGGAGAGCGCAATCACTTCAGAGCCGAGGCACAGGTCACTCAGACATTGAGGGACTTCCTGGTGGGCAACGATATCGCCCGCGAGGATTTCCAGCTCACGCTTGATCTCGCCGCAGCGATGAGGAGAGGTGACTTTCGAGCTTTTTTGGAAGGGGTGGCGCCTTACGTCGAACTCGCGACGAACGCATTGGGGATGACGCTTCCGCCCGATCTTCAGTACGAGGTTCAGGCAGGGCGTCTCTCGCAGGATATAGCGAGCCAAATCTCCCGTGATCGGTATGCGAAGGCATTGTCTGACCAGCGCGCCACGCGCGCCACGCAGGTGATGACCGACACCACCAATCAGCAGCAGCAAAGACAGTTCGCTCAATCTGTCGAGCAGACCGTCTTCGACTGGGAGCAGGGCATCCGCCAATCCGATCCGGACTATGGGCGCAAGGAAGAAACCGTTCGGAACTTCCTCTGGGCCGTCGTCCGCGAACACGGGCCACCCCGCTCTCCAGAACATGCAGTCCAGATCGCGCAGGAAGCCTATGCGCGTGCGAACAACGTGTTTCGGCAGGCAGCACCCGTGCCTCGCCCTACCCGGGCAGTTCCGAGCAGCACCAACCGCTCTGCGGCACCTGGCGCGCGTCCGGAACCCAAGTCGATGATGGAAGCGGCAATGTTGGGATTGGAGCGCGCTCGCAGGGCATAACCCTGACGGAGCAAGCTCGTGGCTTTTACGGCCGGTGAAATCGCGTCAATCGCGAATGCATCTCTAGACTATTACTTCAAGAAAGGGGGCGTATTCGACCAAACTATCCAAGAGCGGCCACTTCTGCGGCTCCTGGAAGATCGCAAGAAGACTTTCCCGGGCGGCAAAGGGAACATCTCGCTCGCGGTTGTCGGCGCCTACGGCGATGGCTCCGGGAACGATGTCGTCAAGGGCTACACCCACAACGATACCGTGGCCTTCTTCACGCCGGCGAACATCAAGCGGGCGAACTACCCCTGGCGTGAGCATCACATCGGTCTGACGCTCACCCACACCGAGCTGAAGATCGACGGCATTAGTGTCGTCGATACCAATGGCGAGAAGACCACCGAGCACTCGAAGCGCGAGATGACTGTGCTCGTGAACCTCCTGGAGCAGAAGTTGTTCTCGCTGGGCGAGCAGTATGCGCGCAGCATGAACAACCTGCTCTGGACCGATGGTACTGGTGACGCCAAGGCCCTCGCCGGCATCGCCTCGATCATCAAGGCGAACCCNTGNGTNGGNACNGTNGGCGGCATCGACCAGACGGCNGCGACNGGCTTNACCTGGTGGAGAAACNGNGCNNGNACNGCGGCCATGGCCACCCAGNTCGGANCGGTGCCTGGGGATGCGATCTCCGGCGGCGGNCCGATCACTTCCAACGTNGCCAATGGCGGCGCNCTNATNCAGGCGCTNCAGAANGAATACATCCAGCTCATCAGGTATGGAGGCAAGCCCTCGGTCGCCTATTGCGGCTCAGACTTCCTCGATGCACTGATGGTCGAGCGGCGCGCCAACGGCTCCTATTCGATGACCGGCTTTGCCAATTCGCAAGACGTGTCGGCCGGCGACACCATCCTCGATGGAGGCACCAAGGTCTATTACGATCCAACGCTCGATGACCTTGGCTTCAAGAAGAGGATGTACTGGTTTGACCCAAAAGCCATCTTCCTGATGGCCATGGAAGACGAGTGGCGTAACGACCATACGCCGGCACGTCCCTACAATGTCTTCGTGCTCTACAAGTCGATCACCTCGACCGGCCAGATGGTCGCCTCGCAGCTGAACTCGTCCCTGGTGGTGGACATTGTGTGATTTGAGTGAAGGCGCGGCGCCAGAAACGCCGCGCCGCTCTCTTTTGACCCCGAGCGGGAGAACCAGCCATGGCTAGAGGTAAGAAGTCCGAGGACGTGCATCATGAAGGCGCCGAGTTCGAAAGCGAGCGCGCCGAGCGTGCCGCTGTGCGCACCCCGACGCTTCCGGTAGGCACCAAGGAGCCGCCGGGGCAACCCGTCGGCCACGCCAGGCACGCCGAAACCACCGAAGAAGTCGAGAAAATCCTCGACGTGGAGCGCGCCAAGATACCTCCTCCGGGAAGCCGCAACTACGTCGCAGGACAGCCGGTGAACGAGGAGGAGTACGAACAAACCGAGGAGGAAGCCAACCGTCTCGCCGAAGCCGGAAGGGCGCAACGCTCGGAGGCCGAGAGGAGGATCGCCGAGAACAATCCCTTCGACCCCAACTACCATCCGGTGGACCCGAATTACCCCGATCCGGACAAGACCGTGGGAGAACCCTCCGAGAAGAGTAAGTCCAAGGACTGACCAGTTCGGGTAAAGAGACACGGCGCGGGCTCCCTCCCTTGCTACCCACCCCCCGCGCAGTGCCTGGCTCTCGGCGGCCCCGGAAGGCCGCCGGGACCAGTGCATCCGAACAGGAGAACCAAGCATGAGCCGTGACGACGAAAGCTACATGAAGCAGCACGTCTGTGCCTGCGCCATCGACATCGCCGGAGAGAAGCTCCAGATCGTCCACCGGGACATCCACGATCCGGTGCCCTGGACCGAGATCAGGGTTCTCCAGGAAGTCCACGGGGAGGATGCCGTCTACGATATTCGCCCGGTGGCGCTGGTGCCTCGGGACACCGCTCCTCGCGAGAAGGAGCGCCTGGTCCTGAAATATGGGCGAGACCCCGTGGAAGCCGTCTACGCCGGCAAGACCTACAGCATGGAGTGGTTCGTGCCTGGCTGGCCCATCGACCCCACGAAGGCCAAGCGCAAGAACCCGGACGACAGACCGAAGCCCGTGCAAATCCACAAACCGCCGCGAGACGACGCGGGCGCGGTAGACACCACGATCTAAAGGGCAAGCCATGACACCGCGCTCGATGCGAGTGGGGGTTCCTCTGAGCCAGCTGCGCAGCGAGCTGATGGCCGAGACCTTCCAGTCGATGACGCCCTCTCAAACCACGTCATCGACCCCCTTCTACAACTACCAGCTGGCGCGGGTGCAGCGGGAACAATGGGATTTGGTCGTCTGGCCGCACCTGACGATGTATCAGGACGTGCCGATGGTGCAGGGGCAGCAGGACTACGCCTACCCGACGACACTTCCCTTCGATGCCATCACACGCCTCTGGGTTGCTACCGGAAGCGGCTGGAGCACGCTCGTCTACGGCATCGATCCCGGTGTCTTTGGTGCCGAAGGCAGCGAGACGCAGCAAGGCTGGCCGGTGCGCAGATGGCGCAACCAGGTCACGGTCAACAGCGGCGTCACGGCACCGGCATCCGCATTCCGGGTCTGGCCGACGCCCAATGCTGCCGCAGCAGTCGTGCGCGTCGAGGGTCAGGCACCGCTGAACCCGCTCGCCGTGGACACCGACACCTGCGTGATCGACGCCACCCTGATCGTGCTGATGGCGGCCGCCGAAATCCTCTCGGTCCAGAAAAGCGAGGGTGCGGCGATCAAGCTCCAGAAGGCCAATGCCTACCGGCGAATGCTGGTGTCGCGTCTCGGCGCCCAGCAGAGGTCCATGAGGTCGCTCAGCCGGGACGGCGGCCACATGGGTGCTCTCGGAGACACCAGGGGGCCAACTCCTTACATCGATTATATCCCGGCGTAAGCGATGGCGAAGGGCATCAAAACTGCGTCACAAGGTGGTGGCGGCAATATCCTCTATTACGAGATAGCCTCGTTCATGAACGGGCTCGACACCCGCAAGGATGTCCTGACCGCTCCGGCAGGCACGCTGCGCACCCTCCAGAACTGCCACATCACGCAAGGCGGCGAGATCGAGAAACGCTCGCGCTTCGAAGAGAAATGGACCGTCAGCACTACGGGCTTCTGCGGGCTGGCGGCGATCAACAACTACCCGGTCCTCGTCTACAACCAGGGTGGCTCGGGCCTCATCCCGCCTTCCGGAGGCACCGAATATGGCGTGATCTACCATACCGCGCCGGCAGGGGTGGCGTATCTCGCCGAGATGACCGATTGGGACATCTATAACGGCAAACTCTTCATTTCTTTCATGGGGTATACCGGCAGCGGCTGGGGCGTCTATTCTTACTATGACGGCGTTCATGTGCCGGATGCCGATGGACGTGCTTACTCTGTGCGAACCTATAAGGAAAAAGTGTATGGCCTGAACGGCCGTTACCTGTTCTTTTCGGCGATAGGCGACCCCACCACATGGGTCGATCCGCCGCCCGACATCTCAGGCACGGTGGACCATAACGGCTCTGGCTTCATCTCGCTGGGCTCCACCGACAGCGACAGCGAATACATGATCGCGCTGGAGGTCTACTACGACAAGATGGCGCTGTTCTCGTCGCTGAGCGCCCAGCTCTGGTTCCTGGACCCGAACCCGGCCTTGAACCAGTATTACCAGACGCTGCGGGACGCAGGCACGCTCGCCAGAGGCAGCGTGCGCCAGTACGTGGCGAACGATGTCTATTTCCTAGGAGCCCACGGCGTCAGGTCTCTGCGGGCTCGCGACCTTACGACCACGGCCGCTGTCGCCGATGTGGGATCACCCATCGACGAGATCATCCAGAACCTGATCGCCACGCGCGGCTGGAGCGGCAGCACCAGCGACATGGGAGGCACGCAGGCCGTGCTCTCTCCCAGGACGGGGCGCATGTGGATCGCCTGCTACGACACCATCTTCGTGCTTTCGAACTTCGCCTCGCCCAACATCGCGGCCTGGAGCACCTACCTCCCCGGCTTCAACATCGCCAAGAACGGGATGGTGTTCGCTGATCCCTACATCTATCTCGCCGACACCTCGAACAACATCTGGCGCTTCGGCGGCTACGGAGCGGCCGTCTACGACAGCTGCCCGGTCATCGTCACGACGCCGGGCCTGAGCTTCGAGAAGCCGACGGCCTTCAAGTTCTATCAGGGCTTCGATGCCGTCTGCCGGGCGCAGGCAGGCTCGCCCTGGAACATTTCGATGAGCTTTGATCCTGCGCAGGCTACGCCGCCTTTCGATCAGATTTGCACGATGGAGGGCCCCACGTCCATGGGCGGCCGCATCCCGATCAGCGGCAGAGGCACGCATCTCCAGATCAAGGCCACGCACCAGGCGCCGGGGCCTGCCACTCTCAGCAAGATGATCGTCCACTATGCAGCGAGCGACAGCTCATGATCCGCGTGACGGGTGTCACCATGGCGCCTCTGGTCCACGTCCTGGAAAACCTGAGACCTCAGGATCAGGAAGAGATGGAGGCCGTGCACGGCTCCCGCTACTCCGTGCCTGCGATTGCCGACGTGATCTTTCGCCTGTCTTCTGCAAGCAGTGGCTGGTTGTTCTGGGACGACGGTCCGGTCGCGGCCATGGGGGCTTACGCGATCACGCCCACTTGCGCCGGCGTCTGGGCCTTCGGCACTCCGGGCTGGCCCCGGGCGGTGCTGCGGATGACAAAGCACATCCGCCGCACTATGATCCCGATGCTGCTCAAGGCCGGGTTCCACCGGGCAGAGTGCCGGGCGATGTTCAAGCGTTCGGACACCAAGCGGTGGCTCATAGCCCTTGGAGCGGAGCCAGAGGCCGTTCTGTCGGAATTCGGCGCCCGACGCGAAGATTTCATTCTCTTTGCGTGGCACACCGATGAACAAGCCAATCACCCTTCGAGACCTGAAAGAAGAAGTCACCTTCCGCTTCGCAACGGGGGATGATCTCTCTGAGCTTATAGAGCTTTACAAGCTCTTTTACGAAGAAGCCGTCTACAAGGATTATTTGGAATTCGATGAGAAAGCCGTCGCTAGAACAGTTTTTGGAGGCATCATCTCTGATGAACGTCCTCATGTTCTCGCCATCGTTGATGAAAGCATTGTCGGCTTCATCTCGTATTGGTTTGATCGAACCTTCTCCAGGAAGCCCTGTCAGGTGCTTCTGGAACTCTATGTTCACCCCGACTTCCGACGCTCGGCTATCGGACGCGGGCTCGTCGGGCTCGCAGTTCAGGAAGGCGCGAGGCACGGAGCCGGTGCCTTCCACGCCCCCGTCGCCTCCGGAATGAAGGAGGTGCGAACCCTCCACAACCTGTTCGCGAAAGCGGGCTTCATGCCCTTCGGTGTGATGTTCAGGCGCAAGTTGATGTAGGATCGAAGGAGCGCAACCATGGGAGGCAAGGGCAAAAGCGGGCCGGTCGCGACCAACGACCAGATGGTCCAGATGCAGATGCAGCAGGCTGCGGAGGCCAAGCAGGCCAATATCGAACGCTCAGCACGTCTTGAACAAGGGCTTTCCCAGATCACGGACATCTTCGGTGGGCATCCCGAGGACGCCACGCTGCTCGATCTCTCGGGCATCGCCTCAGGCACCGTGCCGCAGCTGCCTCCTTACGCCACATCAGGCAGCGGCTTCACGTCCGGCAACCAGGTCTGGGACGACACCACCAAGAGCTGGGTGGACATGGGGGCGGGCCTGGAAGGTGGCTACCGCTGGGGCCAAACTCCTTCAAGTGGCGGCGCCACCCAGTACGGCATCTGGGATGCGAACGGCAACCTCGTCACCACTGCCGGTTCTCCGGAGGATTTGGCGCAGCGTCAAATCTGGTACGGCGGAACGTCCGACAAGATGGTGGGCGGCTTCGACAGCACACTCTACGACAAGTTCCGCCAGTCTACGCTCGATTACTATCTGCCGCAAGAGGCACAGCAGTATTCGGACGCGCGCTCCAAGCTCTCTTACGACCTGGCAAGAGCAGGCACGCTCAACTCCTCGACCGCTAACACGAGCGTGGCCGAACTCGCCAAGCAGGACGAGATGAACCGGGCGCAGATCGCCTCGCAGGCCGACACTCAGACGGCGGGACTTCGTAAGCAAATCCAGGATTACCAGCAGCAAGCGATCAATCAGCTCTATTCGACCGAAGACCCGACGACGGCCGCGAACACGGCGCAGAACATGGTCGCCAACGCCCAGCTCACCACACCCCTGTTGAACCCGGCCGGGGCGCTGTTCGCGCCCATCGCCATCGGCACGGCGAACCTCGCCGGCGCGCTGACCAGCCCTTACAACTTCTCGATGGGCCAAGGCACCACGGACCAGACACGCACCAGAAATCCTGACCAAGGCACGCAGATCGCGGGAGCCGCCTGATGTGCGATCCTCTCATCGGTGGGTTGATCTCGGGCGCTGCGGCCATCGCTGGAGGCATGAAGGGCGCCAGCGACCAGCAGGCCGTCATCGACGCCCAGAACAACGCCAACGCCCAATGGGTCGCCTATCAGACCCAGATCCACCAGGAGCAGGTTGCCGAAGAGAACAAACGCCGGCAGCTGGCCGAAACCGCCCGCCAGGACACCCTCCAGAAGACATCTCCGGAAGCCTACAAGCAGATACAGGAGACCGAGCAGCAGCGGCTGAACAAGTTCTATCTTCAACCAGGGCCCCAGGCACACGACCCGAACGTCACGGCCTCGATGGCGCTCTCGGGGCAGGCCAGCGACCCCCACTCGATCTCCGGCAGCGACCTCGCCAAGCAAGTGAGCAACGCCAGCTCGCAGGCACGCCAGCGCATCGCGGCGCTGGCGACCGCGAACTCCTTCGGGGGCTCCACCTACGGCGCCGGAACCGAGATGCCGATCCGCTACGCCCAGGGCGGCAACATCATCAATCTCGAAGGAAATATCCGCAACGCCGATCTCGCGACTTACAGGACAGAGCAGCAGGTGGAGCCGGTGCACTACACCATCGGCCCGGGCACGCAGGCCACGATGGACATGTCCAAGGCACTGGGCGGCCTAGCGGGTTCGCTGGTCGGCAGCGGCATATCGAAAGGGTGGAGCTGACGCATGCCGGTTCTAAGGATGCAGGACAACTCGATGTCCGAGGCACTGAGCAGCCTCGCGTCGCAGCTCGCCAACAATTTCAGCCCCAAGACCAGGGCCGAAGCTTACCTGCTCCAGCAGCGGATTTTTCTGGAGCAGCTCCAGGTCGAGGAGAAGCGCAAGCAGATGGCGGCGGTGCAGGCAGCTACCGCGGCTTTCGGCAGACTGGTGGACAACGATCCCAACAAGGTCTCGATCATCGCCAGCCATCTCCTCCATGGAGGTTCGGCAGAGGACGCGCTGAAGCTCGCCATCAGGCTCACTCCGGAGAAGTGGGACGACCGCGATACGCCAGACGCCTGGAAGCACAACATGGCGCGTTTGGCCCAGGCCAACATCCCCTGGGACAAGCCCTATCCTCCAGCTGTTGGACCCGTGACGGCCAAGGTGCAGGCCGACATGATCGCGGCCCAGGAAGGCCAGAAGGCGCAAGCCACGGAGGGCGGGAAGCTTAAGGCCGGCGAGGAGCAACGCGGCCGCTACCAGTACGTCGATGATCCCTCGCCGGCTGGGAGAAAGGCCAACCTCGACAAATGGTACATGACGCACAGCGAACCCCCGCCTGGGGGTGTGGTCGATGCCGGCCCCGCGACGCGCCAGTACATCGACAGCCGCGCGCTGGGCCTGAGCGAAGCCGAAGCCCTGGCCAAGGCACGCGGCGAGACCCTGGGAAGACCCCAGGAGGGCAAGTTCATCGATCCCAACCTTTTGCCGCGGGCGCCGACGGCGCCCGATCCCATCACCGGAGTTCTGGCGCAGCCACAGACTGGAGCTCCAGTTATGCCGTCGGGCGCCAAGCCCACCCCTGGAGGCGGCTGGACCGTCACCCGTGCCTCGCCGGCGCCAGGCACCTACGCACAGCCCATTCCAGAAACCACCTACACGCCAGGTGTCGGCACCAGGATCGCCGAGGGCCCTGGCGAGGCGACGGCACGCGCCGAGCGTGACAAGACCGAGCAGGCACGCTTCGGCAAATACGCCGACGCCGAAAAAGCCATGGCGGAACTCGACGACCGGGTGAGCCAGGCCATCCTGCTCACCCAGTACCGAAATCTGAGCAAGACGGCTCCCGATCAGGCGAACAACGTCATCGCCCGGCTTCTTGCGGATCATAAAGTCTACATCTCGAACGACGCCATGGCGCGCGATGCCCTGAACCACCTGCTCCAGAGCGAGCTTCCGGAGCTGGTGAGAGAAGCCAACGCCAGGTTCGCAGGCCCTGAGATCAAGCCTCTCACCGCGATCACCGGCGACGCCGACCAGCCCGCATCGGTGCTTCTGAGCAACCTCGCGCGGCAGCAAACCTACGCCCAGCGTGCCCTGGAGAGCGCCCGTGAAGCCAGCCGTGTGCTTGGGCGCTACGGCCCTGGCGACACCATGCGGCCTGAGGACTTCGACGTTCGTGAGAGCAACCGCTGGAAGACCATCAAGGAGGATGTCGCCAAGAAGCAGCAAGAGCTTGGCGGCATCGGCGCTCCCGGCACGGAAACCGGGCCCAGGGCCACGCCGTCGGGGCCTCCTGGAAGTTCCGCGGCTCCAGCGACAGCTCCGGCAGCTCCAACTCCAGGAGCTACGGCGCCAGCGCCAGCTCAGGCACCGCAGGCACCAGCAGCTCCCCAGGAGTGGATGCTGGTGCCAGGTCCGCCTGGCGCTCCACCCACCTACGCCCCGGTCGTTCCGCCGCCATCAGGTGGCTAAGAGGTAAGACATGGCCGAACTCGAAGACGCCATCGTCGGAGCCGCTACGGCGCCAACACCCCCGACACCCACTGTTCAGCCTGCCGCCGAACCCTTCACGGGGCCGCTGGCGCATGACTTCACGATCAATGGGAAAGGCAACCTCGTCCCGGATGATCCTGGCCGGTATCCCGCCGATGCTTTCACCACCAATGGCGGCTTCACCAGAATGCCGCTCAGCAACGGGCAGTTCTTCAACTACCCGAACAAGCTGATGAGCGTCGAGGACGCGGAGAAGAGCCGCCAGGGCATCGAGAACCTCCTGCACAAGACCTACGCCGAGCAGGCACAGAAGCAGGGCTCTCCCTACGAGACGCCGGGCTATGTCTATAGCCCTACCATGCATTACCCGAAGAACGCTTTCGGGCGCATGGGCGCCAAGCTCGACTTCACGACCGTCGGCGACTGGATGGAGCGCCACCTCGCTACCCCCATCAACGAGGCTCGCGTTCCCGGCACGAACATCACCGGGCAGGACATCGGCGAGACCGGACTTCGCGTGGCGCCCTATGTAGCGGCCCCGGCACTGGCCGCCACCGATCTCGCCACGAGTGGCTTCAACGCCGTTAAGCACGGCCTCAACCCCAACATGGGAACGGCCTACGACGCCCCCGTGCCTGGGCAGGAGTTCAGGAAAGCCATCGGGGCGCCCGAACTACCCCAGAATGCCGGCACAGTGCGCGAGATCGCGGAAGCTGCGCTCACTGGCAAGCCGATCTCCGCAGTCGTCAGCGTTCTTGGCAGTCACGCCGGCGGTGATGTCGCCGCTTCCACCCTGGGCGAACGATGGCGTGAGGCCGGGTCTCTGGCCGGTGGCGCTGCCGGCGCCGGCGCGCCTGGCGTGGCCAGGACGGGCGCAGTTCGGGGGCTGGCGCGCGACATGCGCAACGAGGCGGCGCCTGAGATTTACAGGGCCGGCGAGGCACTGGCGAGGGACACGGACGTGCGCAAGGGACAAGCCCCAGGCACGACGCCCAACTTCGCCAGCACGCGCTCGATGGCAAATCCGGAGTGGCAGTCGATCCTGAACTGGCTGCGCTCCAGCCCGCCCTGGGGGCGTGGCATTCAGCGCGACGTGGACCGGCATTTCGCGGCCACTCAGGAAGCCCGCGACGCCAGCGTCAACGACCTGATGAGAGGACGGGGGCCGATACCTTCAACAGGCACAAAGGAAAGCGTCGGCGACCTCGCGACCACGGCCGCGCGCGCCGCCGTGCCTGTCATCAGAAGCATGCAGAGCGAGCCCTACGAGAACTTCTACCGGCAGCTTCCGCAAACCACCGAGACGAACATCCTGCCGATCTATCGAGGGATCAGGGGAGCGGTGGCCGGCAACCAGATGCCGCAGCCACAGGAACGCGCGCTCCTGAGGACCGCGCAATCCAACATCGAAAGCTCGACACCCTACGGCTCAAACTTCAGGCCAGCGCAGAGACCCGATGTCATGTCGGGCCCCTTCCCGCCGACGCCGACCGTGCCTCTGGGGCTTCTGAAGCGGTTCCTCTCAAGCACCACGGCCCAGATGGGCCCGCACGCCATAACCGCCGGGAAGGAGAACCTCGGTGTCCTGAAGAGCGGGACGCTGGACGCCATCGAGGAGCTGGCGCGCCAGCGGGGCGGCCAGCCGCTTGCTGACCAGTTCACGCAGGCCCGCACGAACTACAAGACGCAGCAGCGCGTGCTCGACATGCTCTACGGCATAGGCGGCGAACCCACTCACTATGAGGGAGGACAACCGCAATGGGGCACCCGGCCCAAGGAAGAGGACGCCGCAAATGCCGCCGTCTACAGCTTCCGCAACAGTCCTAGCGGTTACGAGCCCTTCGCCAACGCCCTGACGGCGGCCGGGCTCCCCCACATGCGAGAAGCCATCGGCGCGCATGTGGCGGCTTCGCTGGGGCAAAGCCCAACCCCTGGCGGCGGGTTCAGACCGGAACAACTCTCCAAGGACTTGAGCCTGTGGTCGCCAGGCATGCAAACCCAGCTCTTTGACGCGCCTCCACGAGTGCCTGGTGCCTTGCCGTCACTCGCGCGACTGGAGCAGGCCGGCAAGCTCGGCGAATACTTCGATACCCCTCCTGCCAGGAGCGGACTGGTCCAGCGGATCGGCATCGGCGCCAAGCTCAGAGGGGCGGGCGAAGCCGTCACCAGGGCGCTGCCGGGCTTCGCCGGGCCGATGG